TGGATGTTAGGGTTGCCAAGTCGCGCAGTAAGCCGCGCCGCATCTAGGTTGGCTTGCCCCTGCTGCTGTGCCGCACCCGCGTAGTCAGGCGCAGGCGGTGGTGTTGGTGATTTTTTGCCCATAACGGTGTCCTAAAAAGCGGCACGCATTGCGTGTCATGGTCAGGAAAACAATATCACCGTCGGTGTCGGCATCCTTCAGACGCGCTTCCTCGGTGAAACCCATTTTACGCACAAGCCTGATGGCTTTCGCGTTTTTACTGCCCACAGGGGCTATGATTTTGTCAACCCCACAGACATTGAAAGGATAGTCAAACATGGCGGCAAGGTAAGCCGGGGTTAAGTGTTCTAACGCTATGTGGCAAACCACACTACGCCCGTTCCAGTTCTCGTAAACCACGCCGCCAACAATGCTCTCTCCCTTTCGCAGTCCAATCGCATTAGAGCGTTCAGCGTGATACCCGCCGCCCGTCTGGTTGCACACCCATTCGCCCACCTCGGGGCTGCTTGTTATATGCCAGCCCATCCGAGTTGGTACACCACATCAGTTGAAGCCCATTGAATCGCTAGTTTGTTGCTGCTGCTCTGAAACTGTATCGAACCGCAGTAGCCAACGCCGGTAACGCCCTGCCAGTTGTTCTGAATCTCAAGGTCAGAACCCCACACAGCAGTACCCCACAACGCCGTGCCCCACAGGGCGGTCAGCGGAGTAGAGAACGATACCGGGGCAACATTGTCTGAAATGTTGAAATCGACGTTTATGCCAACCCGTACAGACGGGGTGCCATTGCTAAAAATGCTAGGTCTTGCGCGTGTGAAAATCTTCTGCACACCGCGAGTTTCAAAGTAGTTAAAGGCTTGCAGAATCTTGCCATTGATGTTGTTTGTATCATCAATGTAGCCGGTGCTATCCGCAGTCCAAGCCTTTGCCACAAAGGTTGCCGCGCCAAAATACGGCGTATCGTCAAGCAACCCAAAGTGAAAGGCGTTCCAACCGGTAAACTTGCACCACGCCTTCGTGATGTTGTTCATCACGAACTGTTCCTGTCCACCTTCTTTCACGGGCACATTGACGATGAGGGCGTTGTTCTTCGGGTTGTACAACATACACCAACCAAAGTTGGCTCTATATGCCGCAGCAGACGTTGCAAACGCACCTTGAATCTTGTCAGACAGCGCAATGTTGGGGTCAAGCCGCGATGATTGCAGCGCCGACGCAAAGGGTACCAAGCCGTCTAGGGTCAGAATCAACAGGTCGCCGCCATACTTCATCAGGCAACGATTGCCGATAGGCGCACCCAATATCCATACCCCGATAAGCGCCCATGTAGACGCAGAGGACGGGTCTGTACCGCGATAGACGATGACCTCGCCCTTGTCGGTGACAAACACAAGGTTGTCATCCACGCCGTAACCAGCGTCAATTGTCCACGATGCCATTGCAACCAAAACGCCGCCCAGTCTGGCAACGGATGACAGGTCAAGAACCTGTGCCGCGCCGCCTACGCTTGAGGTTGGCAAGTACCACGCCTTCAGCGTGTCTTTCTGGATAAACCATACGCGGTTTTTAAAGAGCGTAGGGTTGTTAAGCGTTGTAGTGGTAACGCCCGTAATGGCAGGCGAGGATATATTCGTGATGCTTGTCCAAGTAGAGCCGTTGTATAGGTATGGAGTGTTAACCCCGTTAGCGATGTACATGTAACTGCCACCGGCTGTGGTGACGTTCACATACTCCCACCTAGAATTCGTTAGGCTGCTGACCGCTGGTGCGCCAATAGCCCCTGCGGATGTTGCGTTATAGATTTTACCGTCAGAGATAGCCCACAACTCATCTGCTGTGCCGCCGCTGAAGGTCATCAGCGTCTCTACGTCGTCGGGGAACCCTGTGGCGTGTTTTGCATAGCCGCCGCGCAAGACGACATTGGACACGCCGGGGAAGTAGTTCTCCAACTGCACGGCATCCGTGGGTGCCATGTTTGCGAGAGAATCCCGAGCGTTCCACCCGCCTACAGGCGAGGGTACGCTTGCGACATTAGCCGCAGCGCGTTGCACCAATTTGCGACGGGCAACAACCATTAGTTTTCGTATCCGTAACCAGAATCAGGAATGTTGTCGTAGCCGATAAGCACCGTGCCGGGACGGGGAGCAAACGAAAGGTTAGCCGCGCCAGTATCCTGCGCTATCGCAGTTTCAAGTTCGTTAATGTAATCGCGGAACAGCGCGGTAGTATCAAAGCCCTTTGATTCAAAATACTTAACCTTGGTGGATAGCACCATCACGCGGTCAGGGTAGATGCAGGTGTCGTCGTCTGCCGTAAACGAAGTCTTAGGCGCATTAGCAATGCTTTCTGCCCATGCGTTGCTGCGGTACTCAAAGCCGAGTACCTCGCCAGCGTTCATACCGGGCCAAATCTGGAAGTATTTGCCAAGCAAACGGTATCGGATACGGGGGCCGGTCGAGATGTAGCCCGAGAGCAGCCATTCCCATTGTTGGGCAGACTCAGGGCCGAGCATTTCCCAACGCTTGCTCTTATCCCAATGCGTGCGATTGACGCTGCTGTAGTAGTCCGAAGGGAGGTCGTACTTGACCTTCTGAAATACCAAATCGCCGCCAGTCTGCGCCTCTGTTGGCTCGTAGCCAATGGAAACGGAAGTTGAGGACAACACACCCGTGACATAGGTGGCATTTGGGATGCCAACGCCTTGCACCTGATAGGTAGTGTCAAGAAGCGCGGTGCTAGGTATACCTGTAATGGTGTAAGCCGAGGTTGTCCACGTTCCGGTAGTGCTGATGGCTTCCGTTGAGAACGTGTACTGTTTGGTAAGTTCGCGCCAGTCAGCACGCCGCATCAACTCGTACCCTGTAGCGTTCATCAGGGCAAGAATCTGAACCACATCCTGATTGGGGTTACCCGCCACCGTTGCCGGTATCGGTAGACCCAGTTCAGCGGTGACCTGCTGAACCAACGCCAACATGGTTGTGGTGCTCATTTGTTAACTCTCCGCAATCTTTTTCGGGCGACCAGCCTTGCGTATCATCAACGCCGACATCTGTGCCTGAAGTTCTGCCAGTTGTTTCTTGGTATCGTCTAATTGGTTTTCGGTTTCCGAGCGATTCCGCTTTGCAAGAAACCCCTTTGCCTTCTCACGCAGACCTGCGCTACCCATGCCGATGCGCTGCAACTGCGCGTCAGAGGCATTGGCAACCTGCTCTACAGTCTGGAACTTCAAGATGCGAAGTTCCTCGCCTTGCCCTTTAGTAATATCGCCGTTGCCTTCAGCAAACCAGACATCAAAGGATGTGCCCATTGCGGGAACATCATTCTCGTTTTGCTTCATCTGGAAGTAGAGATACTGACGCGGAAACCGTCGCTTGTGGTCTTCATTCATCGGCTGTTCGATGATGGTTGTCTTGTCGCCGGGGATGTTGATACGCACAAACGGCTTGCCGTCCCACTTTGGGTCTACATCCTTTGCAATGTAGAAATCTACCTGAAGTTGTTCGTCCGCGTTATGAATGTCGCTGTCTAAAGGCATCGTTGTTTACTCCTGTGGGGATTAATTGCGTTCGCCATTGATGCTGTACCAATCTGTGTTAGATACAGCAAAAAATATGCTTGAATGATTTTGCGCTATTGATGCAGATGTCGTGTTGTTTATTGCATCTGAACCAAACGGGTAAATTGTCAATGTATGTGCGCCAGAGTTAACAATAAAAACAACTGCGCCCATTTCACACTTCATTAATTTTACGCCAGTAGAAGACGCAGCGGTACTGATAGCGTTAAAAACTGCAACCAGACTAGTTGCGTTACCGGCAGATGTACCTGCCGCTGTGATGCCGCTTGCACCGTCACCGCAGATGGAAATAGTCTTGAGGCTGTCCACCCCTGCGCCTAGCACTCGTGAGGGTATCGCCATCTCAAGCAGCCAACGCCATCTTGCGGCGCTCCTCAATGATGGCGGCAATCAGTCCCGGCCCCTTGGCTTCAACCGTGATTTCCGGCATTACGGAGTAAATCATCTGAAACTCGTTTGCCTGCTGCGCCATCGCAGCATTGCAAGTGAACTTGCGCTTCTCTGCGCCTACATACACATCCATTGTGGGGCCGGTCATCTCGCCGGTAAACCGCTTGATGCCATCAGACCGATTGCAACTGTCGTATCCGTACAACACAAAGTTGCGGAACCCGAACAGGTACCCAATGTTAATAGCACGCATTCCCGAGGTGGTGCCGCCGCCAACTGCCAACTTGCCAGCGCCCAACGCCTTCATTTCCGGCCCTTCAGCCCAGGAGTGCCACAGCACAACCTTGCGCTCTTTCAGCGTGTCAAAGGTCGCCGGGGGGCAGCGGGAGGCAACGAGGTAGGTGGTGTGCGCGTTGTGGCGCTGTATGCCGCTTGTGCGGTCACGGGGGTCAAGGTTGACCCACAGGTCAGGCTCTATGCCGTTCTCGCACAGGAAGTCGTGTGCCGCCTTTACAGCGACGATGGGACGACCAGCCTTCTGATGCGCCCTGATTTCCTCAACAAAACTAGGCATTGACCACCCACTAGCCACACACACGAATGTTCCATCGTGTATGCAGATAGCGGGGGCCAACTCTAGCAACTTACGGGCAAGCGACGAGCGGATGTTGGAACAGAGTTCCTCCGGTTCGCCAGCCGCTCGCACCGTAAGTTCCAGTTTTTGCATGGTTACGGGGTCGCGTTAGACGGAACCGGGATAACCATGGTGAAGGCTGCAACCGCAGTCATAGCCGAGGTAGCCGAGGCAGTCACTTCCGTGACCACGCCAGCGACCAGAGCGCCCGACACGGTGGCATCATCCAGACGACCTTCGGTGCTAGTGGTGTAGAGGGCAACTGCCGGGAGGCAAGAAGCCGACACATTCACCTGCACCTTGCCGCCCAACTGCACCCAACCATAATAACCACTCGCAATCGACACTTGAGCGAAGCCAATACGCTTGGTATTGGCAACACGCGCAGTCGTTGCGTTGGTCACAATGTTGGTCGCAGGGATGCAAACAGCGTTGTACTGCGAGATGACCGAAGCCGCCTGCACATACACCGCCAAGCCACCATCATCAAGCGTCACAACCGTGCCGACATTTACGCCGGGGGCTGAGTCGGTATAACCGAGAGCAGGGTACGCAAACCCGTTAACAATAACAGTCATTTTTGTATCCCCTATTAGTTAATCAACACACCGCAAAACTGCGGGCCAGACGAAGTAAGATTACCCGCCCAGCCAATAAGTTTTACAATCGCGTCTTGGTTAACGGCCTGTCGCTCGCCGCCAATCGGGACAAAGTTTCTGTCCTTGTGGGGGCGGAACATCAGGTACTTGGTGTTGAGGAACCACATGTGGTTGGAATTGCCCGAGCCGCTGTTATACGACGACGAACCAATACCACCATCAAGCACCACATCCGAAGCCATGCCAGCGCCGAAATACTTCAGCGAAGCAAAGCCAGAACCAGCCATGCCACTACCGCTATCGGTAATGCGCTGGATGGACTGGAGGCTCTGGAGGTAGAACTTGTAGTAGTTGGAGTCCGCAACGATAAGGTCAGGCTTATCTGTACCACGAATCAACTGCACCGCAATCGCATCCATATAACCTTGGATGTTGCTGCTAGTGACAGCGCCCGTGCCGTCGCCCGTAGCCGAGAAAGCCACCGACCTCCAAAAAGGCCACGACGCACGGTTGATTCCACCGTACGTCCCGGAATTTGGAGAATCAGGCACCGCGGCCGCGAGGCCGGTGAGGTTTTTTCCTGCGTTCCCGGTACCGTCGCCATACAAGTCGCCGCTGATGCGGTTCGCCATCTGCGCTTCGGCAACTTCCATACGACCATCGAGCAGGTCGATGATGGCTTCCTTACCCGAGTTCTGAATCATTTCAAGGCCCGAGATGGACACAGCAGACGCATATTGGGTAATGCTGAACTGCGCCGCCGAGATGGGCGAGTTTTGACCGACGTTCAATACCTCAAATCCCGAATAGGAATTGGTGTTGTTCGTGGTTGCGTCGTTGTACATGATTTCTTGCAAAATCACGTTACCGCCCGAGAACGTCTTGACGTTCCCGCGCTCCTTTAATCGACGAAGCAACGCATTGTTGTTCGTCACGTTGTCAGCGAGTTCACCGCTACGGCTTTGGATGTTAGTAGCGATAATGTCGCTGATACTGGAATTGGCGTAAGCCATTTCAATCTCCTATATCAGTTGGTTACAACCGCGAGTTGGATTCTTCAAATGCTTCTTCCAACATTGCGCGGCGACTATGCGCTTTGGGAGCCGTGTTAGTTCCGGGTGTGGAACCTCTGACGCTAACCGCAGCAGCCCGTGCAATCTTTACTGCACGGTTTTTCTCTGTTGCTTGACGATGTGCAAACTCTGCCTGTTTGGTTGATTGCACCTTGTCAAACAAATCCGAATCAAGCCGAATTGCCTTCTCGTAAGCCTCGTCCAGCGTTTCAGCAACCCCAGATTGGAGCAACTGAATCATCGTCGGACGGACTTCCTCAAAATGTTCGGCTGTCATCGAAAAACTGTTAATTTCACTTAGCAGGGTCTGGTTTTCAGCCATTTCCTGCTGTTGCTTCCACCCCATGACCTCACCACGAACGGTGTTCAGTTCGTTCTGCAACTGATACACCATCGGGTCGATGGAGGGTTGGGCAGTCTGCTG